CCTAAATGGACGGTTTTTTCTGATGGGGAAGATATTAAATTTACTAACTATGATGCTGAGAACATAATGCCATCTGATAATTATTTAGATATTGATGTGGTACAGGGAGAACCTAAATCAATAACATTTATTGCTCAAGGTGATGAGTATGAAGAATTTGAATTAGAAAATTCAAGCATAGAGAATTCCCACTATGAAGCTTTTGTTAATGATGTTGAGTGGACAGAAACAACAGATCTTAATGATGCTAGTAGTACTGATACTTTTTTCGAGATAAAAAATAAAGTAAACTTTGATGGAATAGATTTAAGATTTGGTAATGACATATTTGGTAAGAAGTTAGTAGAAGGAGACAAGGTAGTACTTTATTATATTGAAACTTTAGGGCAAACTGGAAACATTTTATCTTCTGGTTTAATAGACACTATAGAGAGCACCATTTATGATGTAGACAGTGATCAAGTAACTATTTATTGTACTAACTCTGGAAACCTGGATGGTGGTGAGAATGAAGAAACAGTTGAACATATTAGATCTAATGGAACAGACACTTTTCAGGCTGGAGATAAAGCCGTTGCTCAAAAAGATTATAGGGTAAAGCTAGCAGAGAGTGAACACATACTGAAGGCAAATGTATGGGGTGCTTACGAATATAACGTAGATAATAATTATGATTTATGGGCATGGATAGAAACTACAGAAAATTTAGTTTATGTTTCTGCAATAACTCCTGGTGGAGAAAATCTTACAACAGCACAACAAGTAAAAGTAGTTGAATTTATTAAAGAAGATAAGCCGCCTACAGACATTGTTAGTTTTGTTGATGCTGATTTTGTTTACATGGTTTTTCATATAGTGGCCTATGTGGATGATGAATCTTATGTTCTAAGTGAAGTTGAGGCCGATATAAAAACTACTTTGGATGCCGCTTATAGTTATTTGAATATGAACTTTTATGAAAATGTATATGATACTGTTTGGAAAGGAATAATAAATGAGGTGGATGGAGTTACACACCATACTAGCTATATAGAACTGGTGGACTTTCCGTCCTTTTCTTCGGCTTATCAGGCTTCTTTTACACTGGTTGTTTATCCTATACAAACCGAATCTGTTTATGTATACGTGAGAGATGATTCCTTAGACAGTCCCTCATGGGTTTTAATGGGATCTGATGATGGTGAGGGTGGATTTATTTCTGAATCACCTTATGACCTAACAGGTAGTTCGGTAAATTATGTAACTGGGGCGGGAACATTAATTGTAGTTTCGGGTTTAAGTAAGGACTACTCAAATTATAGTTTGAAAATTGTTTATCAAACTTCTTTAGATAACATTTGTCTTAACGGTAGGAATCAAATGTTAAGAGTTCATGACACGGACGATATTGAAGCAGAGTATATAGTAGAGGGAACATGTCTGTAGATTTAAAAAAAAGATTACAAGTAATAATTAGATCTTCTCAATTGTGGACTGATCTGTTAGACGTAGTTTCTACAGAAATGGATTATTTTAAAACAGAGATTGCAAAGAGAATGATTCATTTAGATATAGACAGCTACACCGATAAAGATGATTTAATTGAACTGTCTCGATCACTAGGGTATTCTCCAATATTAACACTGGACTCCTCCCTGTCCTATGTACAAAAAGAAGTTAAATCTATAATCTATAAAATAAGAAATAAAGGGACATATGGTTTTTATAATTATATATTTAAATTGATTCCATACACAGGTCAAGTATATGGGATGTATAGTGATGGAACAAAGTTAATTAGGGCCATTGATAAAGATACAATAATAACTAATTTAAATCTTGTTACTGATTATACAGAACCGTTCAAAAAGTTTATGCCTGTTTTTCACCATAGTCAAATAGTAGAAGAGTCTATTACTTTAGATGGTGGGCATACACTAGATGAAGATCCCGTATGGTATTTGGACCAAGATTCTATTGTAAGACCTACAAATCATTTATCATTAGAATATTGTGCTGGAGAATTAATTTCAGATGGTGGGGTAGAATATATAATGACCCCAACCTATTTTGAGTACTTAGAAAAATCAGCGGCTTATGGAAGAAAGGTTACAGACCTACCTCATTCTGGAGTACAGATAAATCTTATTGTTGATGAAGATTCTCATTATTGGGATGCTTTAGATGCTACCAAATCTTATTCCATACCTGATATAAAAGTTAAATGTCAAACTACTAATTTCTATAATAATTCTTTTTATAGGGCTGTTGCTGGTGTTGGAACTAAAGATTTAGGGTCTTCGGCTTATTCAAGTATACAAGAAGACCTTTTATTGTATCTTCCTTTTGATGAGCATGAGGGAACAACTTTATATGATGATTCTGATACAGAGTATGAAGGAGAAATAGAAGGGTCTTATTCTAGGGTAGTGGGACAATCTGGAAAGGCTATTAGTTTTAATGGTGTCAGTACTCAAGCTAAAGTAGAGACTTTTGCTTTATCCTATACAGATTTGACTTTTTGCTTTTGGCTTAAAGGAGACTCATTCGGACAGCTAGCAACTAATCCTAGACTCGCATATCAATCTGGAGCATTGAATGTTTATTATACTCCAACCACTAAAATATTATCAGCAACATTAACGGGTGTGGCTGCCTCACAAACCGTAACATCTATAGTAGAAATTAATAATGTAACTAAATTTATTTATATAGAAGCAGATAAAGGAAGTAATTTAAATCTATATGTGAATAATGTCCTACAAGACAGTGGAGATATTTCTGCTATAGGAGACTACTCCGCATCTACAGATTTTTATATTGGTAGTCAAGGCGGGTTAAATTATTTTAGAGGCTTGATAGATGAAGTAAGAATATATGATAAAATTCTTTCTACTTCTGAAAGAGCATATCTTTATCAAACAAAACCAGGGAGTCATAGGTACATAGCTCAAAAAGTATATTCAAAAATTTTATCCTTGAGACAAAAAGAAGATGAGACAGGCTGGAAATTAATTTATGATTGTATTCCAGCCAAAACAGTTTCAGGAGAAAAACTTGCTACTGGAGATGCTACTGAAAATACTTTTTCTGGTACTCTTGCCCATAGTGGATTATTGACAAGATTATTTACTGTAAGTTATTATTACTCTGGAACATTATATGAGGTTACTTCTGATAATGATGGGAATTTAACAGGAACAAAAACATCTGGAATAATTGATTTTGATACAGGCGTATACACTCTTAATACCTATGCTGATCATGATGTTGAAGAAGAGGCTTTAATAGAAGATACCGCCACTCTAACCTTTAATAAGTCTACAGTTTATCCTTTTGTGGAAGAGAAGTCCTTTGTACTTACCTATCAAATAAGTGATACAGTTTATGCCTCTACAGATAATGGGTCTGGTGTCATATCAGGAACAGGCATTGCAAGTGGAACTATAGATTATGATACTGGAGAAATAACTGTTACTTTTACAGGGGCAACCGATAGCGATGTTGATATAACTTGTGATTATACTTATAGGAGTTATTCTACTCCAGATAATAATACTGATATAACGGCTGAATATAAATTAGATAGTGATTTAAATATAACAGAGGTTGGGATAGAAAATACTTCAGGTGAATTAGTTGCCTATGCTACCTTCCCACCCGTAAAGTTTAATAATAAATATAACCACATAGCCTTTCAATTTTGTATTAAGGAATAAAACATGGGCACTATAAATTATGGATCACAAACCTTATCCTTTGACTATAGCTCTCCTGCTAATGCAGAGGAGTTTAATGGGGTTCTGTATAACTTGTTACCTAAAGGCATTTATAATGGAATGGGCCTATCTAGAACGGACGGGAATACTGTTAGCATAGCTGCTGGTGATTTTTTAATATTAGATCCAACTCATGATGTAAGTGTTAAAATAAAAACCTCATCGGCTGTTAGCGTGGCAGTAAATTCTGGAACACCATATATTGTTATTAGATTTTCGTGGTCAAACACTATATCTAATTATGCTGACTTTTCAGCTACAAACTATAATGGACTTTTAAATACAGATATAATAGTAGGAAGATGTGTTTATGTTGGTGGTGTTCTACAAGATACCTTTGACCTAAGCAGAAGAAATGATGCTGTAATAGATAATCTTGTAGATGAAAATTTAGAGTTTAAATTAATGACTACAGAACCTTACTCTGATAAGGCATATGTCAATGGTGAAACAATTTATATAAACGGTCAACTAACAGTTGCTTCGGCCAATACTCCTGCAATATCTGACACAGTACTTGGAAGAATAGACTTAATTTATATAGATGGTTCTGGTGATATACAAGTCGAAGAGGGAACAGATGGGGCGGCGCCGGTTGCACCTGATTATGAGAATAGAGCGGTTATTGCTGAAATAGAAAGAGGGGTCGGTGCTACTGATATAAGATACGCTGATATTAAAAAGAATAATACTATAGGAAAAACTGCTTGTTATAATACTCCACGTACTCTATCAGAAGATTTGCCTGTTGGCACTATATGGATGTTTGACGGTACGGGGTGGGTTGACAATAGTACTATTCCAAATTGGTATGCTTGTATTGCTGGAAATGTTGGTCAAAGTTGTCCAAATATGGTAGACAAATTTGTGATGGGTAAAGTTGTAGCTGGTGCTGGAGGGTCCGGGGGATCTAACTCAATTACTTTAACTACACATGAAATGCCCGCACATGATCATGGAACAAATACAGGAAATCAATCGGCTAGTCACACACACGGCTTTGCACATACTCATGGAACAACTTCTACTGGAACACACTCTCATGATTTACAGGCCATTGCCGCAGATGGGAGTCAATCTAATGCACACTCTGAAACTTGTTGGTCTATAGGACAAGGGAATTATGGTTCGCATTCAAACTACAGAGATGGAAATTTAGTAGATGTCGTACTCGAAAATATAGGTGGTGGGACAACTTATGAAATGACAGTTGAGCCAGAAGGAGCACACACTCACACCACAAATTCTCAAAGCACATCAACATCAGGAACACAATCTGCAAATCATACCCATGTAGTTTCATCTGAGGGTGATGGAGCGGCTTTTGATAGTAGACCGGCTTATTATTCGATGTTATTTATACGCAAGTGTGCTTAATACTAATATAACATAGAGGTAAAAAATGGAAATAAGAGTAAACAAAAAGTTTTATAAAAAAATAACTAATCAAAAAACAGAATTAGACGTAACAATAACTCCAGATGAAAATGTTGATGTACCTGTAATTATGTTTAAAAATAATGAGGGTGCTCTTGTAGAATATTTAAGAGGGATTAAACCTGTACTTAATTATATGAAATATGGTTACAACCGTATAATAAAAAAATGTCCAATGAGACATAGGAAATGTATAGGTGAAAAATGTTCTTTATATTTTGTAGAGAATGGAACGGGCGATTGTGTTTTAATTTGGAATATGTTTAAGAGGTAAATAATGGGGATAACAAACTACGGGAATCAAACAATTACTTTTGACTACGTTTCTCCCGCTAATGCTAAAGTTTTTAATAAATTAAATTATTACCTTTTTCCTTCTGGTATATATAATGGGCTATCTTTATCTAGAGTAGATAGTAATACAATTCAAATAGCGGCGGGTGCTTTTTTTATTACTGATGATACAGAGAAGGTAGGGGTTAATGTACAAACAATTGAAACTTCTAATTTAGATGTTGTTTTAACTGCTCCATATATAGTTGCTAGGTTTGATTGGTCTGATACTGTAATAAATTATGTAGATTTTTTAGCTGTTGCTTATGCTGATATAAATAGTGATGATTTAATTTTGGGTAAATGTATTTTTTCACCTACTCTACAAACTACCTTTGATTCAATCAGAAGAGATGATGCAAGAATTCCTAATTTAAAATCTGCTTATGATGAATTAAAAGTTATTTCTACTGAACCTGAATCAGATAAAGTTACTCTGCAAGCTGGTAGTATTCTTTCTTATTCAAAGAAAATAACAGTAGCAGAACAAACATCAGGATCTATATCAGATACAATTTTAGGAAGGATTGATTTAGTTTATATAGACGATACTGGTGATGTTCAAATAGAGGAGGGCGTTGACGCTACATCCCCATCTGTTTCAGATTATAGTACTAAAACAGTAGTAGCCGAAATAGAGAGAGGTGCTAGTAGAGATACTATTAGAGGGGATGAAATAACAAATGTAAATAATCAGAAAGGAATTATGAGTAGAAAAATAACTGTTTCTTCTTCTGATTCTTCTGGTGGTTCTAATGGTGATGTGTGGATAACAGGAAATAATATAGTCTAAAAAAAGGAGATTTATTTTATGGTTGAAGTAAAAAATGATGGAGTTTTTAAAAGAGTAGCAGATGTTCCCGGTCATTTAAAATTAAAAACAGTGTCTAGTGAGGACTATGTAATTTTAGATGATGATGAGTATGAGCTTTTTCTAGTTACTACAGGGAATAGTAATAGAGATATTACTCTACCTACCGCATCCACTAATGTAGGAAGAGTACTAAAAGTAATAAAAGTGGATAGTGGAACAGGAGATATAGATTTAAGTCCAGAATTAGCAGAACTTTTAGGTGGGTATAATGCGGCTTTTAAATTAAATGGACAGTGGCAATATGTTGAAGTTGTAAGTGACGGAACAAATTGGATTGTTTTAGACTGTCTCGGGACGTTGCTTGAGTTTACCAGTGATGCGGATACAGCGGCGGGTGGACTGGTAAGTGGTACATGGTATAATCCGGCTGGGCATTCCCTTTCTTTCACCCCTGGAAACTGGGCAGGAGATTATTGTGTTACTATACGATCACAAGATGACGCAGTA